ATCGTCTCTGCCCCTGGCCTTACCCGCAGCACAGCTGCCGTCATGTCTGAGGAAGCCGGGATAGTTTCTAGGGCAGAAAAGACCGCATTGCCAAGGAAAATCGCATTCGACTGAGCGGCGATCGTCTCGACGCCAAGCCTCACGCGCTGCGCATCTGCCGTCATGCCAGAGGTCGCAGTAAAGGTCGCGCTGTCGAGGAAGACGACGTATCCGTCAGCAGTGGCGTCCGAGGTCGAGGCCCCCGTGCCGCTGACCTGCCTCACGGCCTGGCCATCAAAAGACGCGACAGACTGCACCGCAATCGTCTCGGAGACCTCGCGCACCCTCTGGCCGGCCGCGGTCAGATTTGCCGCCGCCGCAATGGTCATGGCCGCGAGCTCGGTATTCGACGCGGCCGCCATCATCGAAGACGTCGCCGCATCCAGCCAGGAGGCCGTCCTGACGCGCTGGGCGGCGAACGTGGCGTCAGACGTGCAGACTATCGTCTCAGAGGCGCTGGCGGTCTTGACGGCCGCCGCAGACGCCCCAGACGTGGCGGCAAAGGTCGCAGCAGCCTCCAGCACATAGCCGGAGCCGTAGAGACCTTCGCCGTAATCTGCGACGCCGTAGTCAGCCATGGGCTATCAGTCCAGCGTCAGGTCAAGAGAGCCGGCGTTGAAGCGCAGCACGTCGCCGCTGTCGATCGTCTTGGACGTGTCGAGGTTGGCAAAGGCCAGCATGTTGCCGGAGGTCGACGCGTCGAAGATCGCTGCCGCGACCACCGTCCCCCAGGACGCTGTGGCCGTCGGAAACTCGATCGCGGCGCTGTTCGTCGCCTCGGTGGGCGCAGTGCCGGAGACCGTGAACGTCGCCGCCTGGCGCGCGTAGGAGCCACCAGACACCTCAGTGCCGCCACCGCCTTCGCCAGGCGCCACGGTGTACAGGGCGATGTACCACGACGTCGGGCGCGTTGCGCTTCCGGTCGTCAGCAGCCATGTCAGGACAAGGTTTTCACCGTAGTTTGAAAAGCCAGCCATTAGTAGAACCTCCTGGTGCGAGCCACCAACGGAGAGCCGCTGGTGAGCGATTTCTGGGCTTCATCATTGAGCGCCTGCACGCGCCCGCTGTAGAACGAACCAAACACAGGAATGCGCTGATCGTCCACAAGAAACGGCGCGGCATGCGTTAGCGCGCCATAGAGGTAAACATCCGGCGCCTTGGTCAGCAGCCAGTTGGTTGTGTTGCTGTCGGAGAGGGCCGGGATCTTCCCGTAGTAAATCATCTCGATGTCGACGTTGTCAGACGGCGCCGGCACGAGCTCGATCGCGCCATTCATGAGCGAGTAGGCCGCAACGCGCTCATAGCGCCGCTCCTTCACGATGATGTCGGCCTCGTCCAGCGTCACAAAACGCAGGGGGCTTGTACCGTCGACGATCTGCAGGTTGATGGCTTCGAGCCAATCGCTGGGCAGCTGCACGAACTCGTTGTCGCTCGTCGCCTCGGCGCGGACAATCTGCTCCCGGCAGCGCAACCGCGTGTTCAGATCTGCTTCGCAGAACTGAATAAACATCGGGATCTGCGCCGTCAGATCCTGACGGTTCAGATAGTCCGCGATCGAGCTCTGGAGCGTCGCGTAATTCGTGATCGTCGCCATCAGCTTTTCATCCAGCTCGTTCTAAAAGGTTGCGCCTCTTCGCTCGCCAGCCACTTACGCATAGCGGGCCGATCGTCGAGGATGCCCCTCTGCTTGAGATCCAGATAGACCATCATCGGAAGGCTTGCGACCTTCACCATGTCGCCGCTCTTCTGCGTGCGAGAGGTTTCGTTCCTCTCGGCCCTGGCGCGCTCTGCAATGTTGTCGATCTCGCAGCTGGTCTCGAAGATCAGCTTATTCTCAGACGTGATATGCATTTTCTGCAGCGTGCCGGTCAGGCTGTCGTAAGCCAGGTTGAACGAAGCAGGAGCGTATTCGTCAGCCATTTGCGTTTCCTACACAAGCTGGAGGGCGCCTCGCGGCGCCCTCCTTCTCTTATCACGACGGGATAAGGTTTGCGATAACCGCGTGAGCCTTCTGGCTCTTAATACGCAGGCCGTATTCCACGACCATCTCCTTCTTGTCGCTGTCGCCGGTCTTGGCGATGTCGAAAGTGCGGAACGGACGCAGGTAGGCCACGGACGCGTACTCAGGATCCAACACGAAGGCAAAGTTTCCGGGTTGGAACCTATTCGGGACTATCGCCACTTCGCCGAAGTCACTCAAATAAACATCAGCCGTGGCGACAATCGCGACCGGCTTCACCTGGTTGTAGGTGACGCGGTTCGGCGCGATGCCGACGAAGGAAGACGCGACGGTCTTGTTGTAGGCGTTCACCATGAACACCTTCGGATCGCCACCCTCGGTCCAGACTTGCTGGATCGCGGTCTTCAGCATGGTTTCCGTCAGCGCCACGTCGGTCGAGGTCGAGAGACCCGTCCAGGCGGTGTCGGGATAGCCGTTGCCATTGGCGCCAGACATCGCGGACACAGTCGCCGCATTGGCCTGGTAGTTGTAGAGCAGCCAGGTCGGCAGACCGGCAGTCTTGCGCGCCGTGCTGTTGTTGCCAGCCACGCCAGCTTGGTTGCTGAGGAGGATGGCTTCCATGTCGCGCTTCAGCTCTTTCGCCTTTTTCGCGGTCTCGTAAGCCATTAGGGTGCGCATCCCTGCGGTGTTCACCGCATCGGCCGTGCCAGACACAGAGACCACCTTCTTGGAGATCTGCGTGTAGTTGGCAACGCGCACCGTCGCCACGAAATCGGCGTCGCCGGCGTCAGCGCCTTCAATCACCGCGTTCGTGGTGTCAGCCGCGGACAGCTCGTCCGTCTGCCACTCGAAGTAGGTGTTCTCGGCCGTGTCACGCCCGACGTTGGACATGAAGGGGGTGTCGACAGGCGAGATGTCGTAGATGATGTTTGACAGGTCTTCGCGGATCGCGTTGACGTTGTCGTAGGTTGTCGCTTTGGTAACCGCGGTCATAGCGGGTTATCTCCTGTTATCGAGTAGACCGAATAGCCGCGCCGCATCTTCGGCACGACCGCTTGCTTTGAGACGCTGTCTCATTCGCTGGACGTCGGTCGCCTGTTTCGGAGAGGAAGCATTCGACCCGGCCCTCATTGGCTTCGGTCCTTGGCCCTGCGTGGGCTTTGGCCGGTTAGCCATAAGAGCGTCGTATCGACGCGCCTTTTCAAGCACTAGAACCGCTCGTGGGTCATACGCCTGCGCCAATTCTTCTTCTGAATAGCCGATCGTCTGGCCATACTCGCGAAGGTTATTGCGCGCCGCGTTCCACTTAGCCTGGTCCTTCCACTCCGGCATCTTCTCGAGCAGGAACTGACGTCCCTCCTCGACCTGCTGCCGTAGCGCGGCTTGCTCCTGATGAGAGGCAATTGCGGCCAGACGTTCCTGCTCGGCTCTCGTCGCGGCCAGGCGCTCCCTATAGTCGCGCCACTGCTTCTCAACAATCGGGAAATTGAGAGGATCCTCTCGGTGCAGCTGTTCCCAGTTGGGCTCCTGCGGCTGCATCTGCTCGAGCTGCTGCCTTAGAGCCCCCAGGAGTTGGCCGTACTGAGCCCGCTCCACTTCCACTTGCTGGCGATCCGCTTGAAATGCCACAGCCTCATCACGAAGCCGCTGCATCTTCCGCGAATAATCGGACTGCCTCTGGTAGCCGTCTAAAGCTTCCTTCAGCGTGACTTGCTGGGTCTTGCCGTCGATCTTGACGGTGACCAGCGTGTCAGGCTTCAGGCCGCCCTCGGCCTCCCCTTCAGTGTCCTCGACTTCCCCAGAACCCTCACCCTCAGATGACGCGGATTGATCCGCTGCCTCGTCACCCTCGGGCATAGTCTCATCGCCCAGGTCCGCCGACGCCTCAGTCTGCTCGACTGCGGCAGAAGCCCCCTTAGTCCTTCCGGCGCTGGGTTCGGGGTCTCCCCCTCCCAGGATGCTGGAAATACGGTCAGCTGCTTCTGTCAAACCGATTTCGCTTGGCTGCGATTGCTCGGCCATGAATTATTACTCCTTTCGGGACGCCACTTTCAAGCGTCGATTGAACTGCGTCACGGTTGGCTCTAAGGCCAAGGCCTCGAGCTCCTGTCTGAACGCAGCTACAGCGCGCACCATGCGATACGCGTCGTCTCGTTTGACCTCCTCTTCGGGGGCCGAAAGCATCCACTCGGCCACATAGCGCGCCTCGAGGCGCTTTAGCACCTCCTGCGCTGCTCCGTCGCGGTGGAGAGCCCCAGCTGCGCGCCAGAGCTCCTCTTGCTCATATGTGGACATCACATCACCCCTGGAGGCATCGGCATGCCAGGCATCGCCAAGGGCGGCGCCGGCTGCACTGGCAGCTGCTCAGGCAATGGCCCCTGAGCCGTGCTGAACATGGTCTTGAGCTCATTGCGCTGCCGATCGACCTCAGCCTTGATCACGGCCATGTCCACCTGCGCCCCATACTTGGCCTGGATCTCGGCCGCCTTGAGCAGCGCGTCGACGTAAAGCTTGTCGCGCTCGAGATCCGCATCGGCCGCGGCCTTCTGGCGCTCAAGCTCCTGCTTGGCTGCATTAATCAGGATGTCCGCCTTGACCTTCTCAGCCTCGACCTGGGCCAACAGCGTCGCCGGGTCAGGCTTGTTCGCCCCCTGCGACATCTGCTGCATGAAGGCCTGGACCTCTTCGGGATTGATCTCTTTCCAGAACTGGCTTGGGTCTTGAAAGCCAGCCAATTGCGTTACCTGCGCAAGCGCACCGCGCAGTTGAACCAGGTCGACGAGGGGGTTGTACGGCCCATAGGTCTGGATGACCTCTTTCTGCTGGCCAATGATCTGCGTCAGGAAGGCCATGCGCTGTTCGTCGGAGCCACGCCCCAGCGCAATGTTCACGATCATGTCCATGCCGGCGTCCCAGCCCCGCGGGTCGATCGGCACAAACTTATTGCGCAGGCGGATGATCTTAGCCTTGTCCTGGTGCTGCACGACCAGGCCCAGGAGGCCCTGGAAGCACCGCTTCAGCCCATCGGCAAAGAGGCGCGCGATCATCTCTATGCGCTCCTGGGAGCTCGACAGCTGGGCTTGGACGGCCGCGCGGGTAGTGGACTGCAGCACGTCGGCATCAAGGCCCTGGGAGGCCCTAGAAATGCCCGTGCGCTGGGTCTTAACCTCGTCCAGATAGGCCATGACGCCGAGGGCCTGCTGGCCCACGAAAGGCTCGGCCAGCGGCTGCACCATGCCAGGCGCGCGGGCGCGGATGATCGCCCCGGTCTCGACGTTCATCACGTCGGCCATGTTCACCTGGTTCTCGACCACCACCGTGCGGGGGTGGATGGACTGCGCCAGGCTGTCCAGCGTGTTCCGCATGATCGAAGATTTGA